AGTGCCGCAGTATTCACATACATAGGGCTTAGAGTTTGATGTCGACACCATGTCCTTCAGCCAATTCTTTGAGTTCTTTTTTTGTAGATGTTCCAGCAAGTAGTTCTACCTCGTCCTCTTTCATATTAGGATAAATTTGTTTGATAAGTTTTATGCCTGCGGCAATGTTCTTACCTTCTTTCTTCTTTACACCTATCCAAGGATGATATTCTATCTTTCCTGTGTTACCGGATAAGCATAGTAGTTGCCATTGTAGTTTAGGATGTTTACTCACAACCATATAATTTTTATTGTAATATTCGTTTGTTTTAAATAGTGCAAGCTCTTGTTTTTCTCTGTTGCCTGCTACAGAACTTACATATCTATTCAGCAACCAAAAACTTACTTGCTTACGCTCGTCATCTGTTATTTCGTCCCACACGTTCTTTGCACCCATATCAATGGCCGCTAGTATATCTTTTATTGGGAGTTTTGTTTGTGCCACTTGTCTAAATCCTCTGGTGTGTTAATTTCTGTGCCGTTAAAGTCAACTTCAACACAGCCTATTTCTACATGGTTTTGTATCCAACGTAATTGTTCCAATTGTTCTGCCTCTTCTTCTGCACTAGGTTTTGATTCTTTTAGTATTTGTGCAAGTCCAGACCTGTATCCATATATGCCAAGATGCCAATCACCATATGCAAGTTTAGCTCTGCAAAACCAATGTGCGTAATCTCCAGTACGTATTAGTTTAACAGTATTTGGATCTTTTTGCAACTCTTTTGGCATAGTAGTATATGCAGTTGCTACATCATATAAATCTAATTTGTCTCTTACAGACTTAACAATCTTACGTGTAATATCAGGCATGTCGCCTTGTACATTTATTACTTTATCATACTCTGTAGGTAATCGTGAAAGAGCTCCAAAGCATCTTTCAGTGCCGTTTTGATAATCTCTATTATCTATAATCGTTTGTCCTTCAGGTATAACTTCTGCAACACGTTCATCATCTGTAAGTACAAAGGTATCAATTTCGGCAGGGCAGTTATCATATACACGTCTAACCATAGGCACACCATTTAATTTGGCAAGAGGTTTATCAGGAAACCTAGTACTTGCTACTCTAGCCGGTATAAGAATAACGCACGATTTCATCGACGACCCTTTCAAAGTTATCTAGTAAAAGCATATTTGGCCCGTCACTTGGCGAGTCATCAGGCATAGGGTGGACTTCGAGGAAGAAGGAAGTGATGCCAAGAGCAGACCCGCTACGAGCCAGCCCAGGCACGAAAGCACGATTGCCGCCCGAACTAGTCCCAAGTCCCCCGGGTTTTTGGACAGAGTGGGTAACATCAAACACGATATCAGCGTTAATATTGTCGAGCATATACATAAGACCAGTATAGTCAACAACAAGGCTGTTGTAGCCAAAACTTGTTCCCCTTTCTGTTATCCAAACTTCTTTTGCTCCGTCAGTCTTACTTATTATTCCTTCTACGTCCCAAGGTGCTAAGAATTGTCCCTTTTTAATATTTACTATTTTGTTTGTCTTGCATGCCGCTTGTATGAGATCTGTTTGTCTACATAAGAATGCAGGTATTTGTATTACATCAACTGCATCATCATAGTATGCGGCTATCTTTAAAATTTCATTTTGGTTGTGTACATCTGTTATAGTTTTACAGCCTACTTCTTTTTTAATTGCACGAAAGTCTTCCATTGTAGTTTTTAAACCTACGCCACGTACACCATTTACATTTGTTCTATTTGCTTTATCAAAACTTGCTTTGAACACATATTCTATATCATGCTTATCACATACACGTTTACATTCTTTTGCAATCATTAGACTATCAGTTAGTGTTTCGTGTTGGCAAGGTCCTGCTATAATTCTCAATGTGATCTCCTTCCGTCAAATACACATACAAAATATAATTCTTCGTTCATGCCGGCGTGTACTCTATGGAATACTCCATCTTCAATTAGTACAACATCTCCGGGCTGAACTTTGATAGTATCTTCATCTAGTTCCATCTTACCAGTACCTTCAATAAAGTAATATACTTCTTCTTGGCCTTCATGCTTGTGTCCTGATGTTGATTTACGTGGTTGTAGTCTAGTGCTACTTACTACTAAATTCTTTAGTGTTGTATTATCTTTTACAACATATCTTTCATCTTGTTTGGCAACTTCTCCACCTATATTATTAATGTTTAATTTCATTTTTTTATTTCCTGTGTTTTAATAATATAGTATGTATTCACTAATTTGTCAAGTTGTTTTTTTAGAGTTATGTTATTTTCTGCTAGTTCGCACAAGGTTTGCCATTCTGTATAATCAAAAAAGTTACCTTGTGCTTTAGCAACAGCACCCGGATCACCGCCTACAATCCAACGGTCGATCTCGGGTCTGTTCTGATAACGAGCATAGGTAACTCCGTTAGCTCGCTCGTATATCAAAGGTTCATTTGGGAGTAAACTCCCCAACTTACTTAGAAGCCTTAGGCTTACGTCCACGTTTTGGCTTTACTTCATCTTTTAAAACTAATGGATCTACACCCATTTTGTTTCTCAAGTATTTTAGTAATAGTCCATACGCTGGTAGGAACACAATTAAACCTACAACAATTTTTGTTAGTGTATTGTTGAATGCTACTGGTCCAACCCACGGTGCTGGATAAAACGCTGTGTAAAAGAAAGTGTATGTATCAATGATGTTGGCCGCAATAGTTGAAATTGCTGGTGCCGCCCACCACATATCTGTATACTTCTCTCTAATATGTTGGAACACATATACGTCAAGCATTGTACCTACTGCATATGCAGTACCTGATGCAATACCTACTCTGTATGCATGTTCATCGCCTAGTGCAAGTAATACTAACACTGATGCAATGATAGCAGGAATAATCGCCATCGCTACAACAGCTCTACCTGCCTGCTTACCAACCATACGTACTGTAAGGTCAGTTGCAACGACTACAATTGGAAATGTAAATGCGGCCGCCGCTAATGGAAACTCACCAAACAATGGCAAGTCTGCACCTGGGAACACATTAAATCTAATTGTAACCAAGTAATTACTTACTGCAATTACTAGGGTGTGTAGTATTACAAGATTCCTAATTAGAGTCTTGTCTACACCTTCTAAAAGTTTTCCGAACATAAGTTCTCCTTCTATTTTTTCTTTACTGTAGTGCCTACTGTTCGACGAACGATATCGTCATGATTAAATTCAGCCCAGTAAAGTTCAAAAGCGACACCGTCTTCTAAACCTTCGAACTGGTGAATTTTACCTGGCTTCACTTGTGTGAAGTCGCCTGGACCAAGAATAGTTTCATCAACTAATCCATCCTGATCCCCATCTTGCCAAACTCGAACAACCATCTTGCCCGATTCAACATAGAATCCGTTCCATTTATATTTGTGTTCATGTTCCGAACACTTGTAACCTGCTTTGTATTCAATACGGTGAAACTCTAATACACCGTTAGCATGAATGAGTTCTGTCTGACCCCATATTTTTCCTGCTTTCATTCTTTTTCTCCTATCTGGTATTCAAAGTCACAAACTAAAACTTTTCTATCAAACTGTGTAGGATATGTTCCATGATATACCATACCGTCCATTAGTACCACTGTGCCTGGCACAGGATCCCAAGTTTCCATTTTAGTCTTTTGTCCATCATTAACAATGGCAAACAATGTTCCTGGTTCTAGCATATGATTTCCTGATATGTGTCCTTCTAAAAATAAGACAGTAGTAAACACATTAGGACTTTCATGTCTATGTACACCTACAAAACAATTTTTAAATGCTGGATAATGCACCCACCATGTACGTAATAATTTGATATCTTTCAATGGAAATTGTGTTTGCACAGTTTCTTTTATAAAGTTTGCATACGCACCTTGATCAATATCATGTGGATATTCAAATTCTTTATCACTGTAACTGTCAGCATCTAAACTACCTGTTGGTAATTTGTATTTGTAACTAGGACGCTTTTCAATATCGAACAACTCAAGGAACTGTTCGTAGTCTTGATATTGTGTATCAAAGAACCAATTTTGATGTATTTTATTATATTCTTCTACGTTCATTGATCTAAGTTGTGTTGGCCTAATCTAAAGTTTAGCATATCACCGTTGCCTACTACCCAACCTGTTAATATATATTTTGTATTGCTTAGAGGTGGATTACCTCTATGTAAGTGTGTCCAACCAGCAGGCCAAATAACTACTCTACCTTGTTTAGCATTTACTCTTTTGCCCTGATATAAGAATTCTGTTTCGCCGCCTTCTTTGACATCATTAAGATATATTGTCCATGCTAATACACGTTCAACTGTTGCTTCACCGAATCGTTCAGCATGCCATAAATGATAACCTTCACCTGACTTAGGCTCTGTGCGTTGCATGATACACAAACTACTTATTAAGTCTCTATTCTTTAAGTATGGAAAATCATTTGCATATTCTTCTAAACAAGGACCTAAGCAATTATAGATGTTGTCTACAAAGTCTTTGCGTACTCCGTCAAGTGCAATTTGTGTATCTGAAATAGCACTGCTATTTCTTTGTACCATTCTACCACTAGTGCTAGATGTTTGGAACCAACTTACTAATTCATTAGTAAGCTCTTCAGGTATCCTGTTATCATATATCCTAATAAAATCTTCGTCCATTAAAACAACTTTCCGTAATCAATTAATTCTGTTTGGCGTGTAACATCTCTAATAAAATATGCACACAAAGGATCTTTATCCATTGTAATAGGAACAGTTAATAGTTGTCCATTTTTTACTTTAGGAAAAAACCATTTAACATCATTATAAAAATTAGTTACCTTTATGTCACCAAAGTCAGGCTTAAAGCTGGTAAGAGGATTATATAAAAATGCTTCAAAGCCTCTATCTGCTATACTTGTTAATTGTAAAACTTCTAAATCATTTCCACTTTCGCTACAACCTACTGCCATATGCCAATCAATTGGCATCATTACTTCTTTGCCTGCTATCTCTAAAACAATCGCTGGACTACTAAATGATTCTAAAAATATTAAAGGAACATAAAAGAAATCTGGTTCCTTTGCATCTGAATTATCTAGTATACTGAATCTAATATCTTCTTCTAACTCATCAGGTAATTGTTGTAGATCTAGTGGCTCATTTTCTAATGTTAATATTCTCATTTATTTCCAATCCACTTTTTCTATTGTAAAAGGGTACTCTGCTTCCTTATAAAACTTTTTACGCTGTGTAAGGTGCCGCTTCGCAAACTTACATGTTGATGTAAGATCCCATATTTGCACGAAGTCTTTGTCCTTTGCCTTTCTTACGCCTCTACCTATACTTTGAATTACCCTTACAAAAGACTTGCCAGGCTCAATAAGGACGAGATTAAAAATGCGAGGAATATTAATTCCCACCGCCGCAACTCCATAGGTTGCGATAACCACATGGTTAGTTCCTTCGTTAATTTCATCGTATGCTTCCTTTCTGTCTTTCAATTTTACATCGCCTTTTACGAATGTACTGTTAGGGATAAGTTCTTGTAGTTTTTCGCCTGCACTAATACGGTCAACTAGTATTAGAGTGTTGCCTGATTGTTTTACATTGTTTAATAATTTTGCTAGGTATTCTAGTCTTGCTTCATTGGTGACTAGATATTTTAGTTCTTCTTGATAATTTGTATGAACAGGAGTATCCATTAGTTGCACAATGTTTACGTGACATTGTGATAACACACCTTTGTCTTGTAATTCTTTTGCACTTATATTTCCTATAACTGGACCTAAACTTGCATGTATACTTTCAAACTCAAACTTTTCTTTTGGAATAGTTCCTGTCAGTCCCCAACGTATTGGAGCATTACGCAAATTACGTGTCAGTAAGTTTTTCAATACTTCTGCTTTGGCTTGGTGTACTTCGTCAATAATAATTGTGCTAACACCTTCAAGGAACTCTGCAAGACTCAGCACTGCTTGTCCGTCCTTGTGCTTTTTGTCAAGTATGTTCAAACTTTGCCATGTACATATAGTATGAGTCTTGCCTAGCTCTTTTCTGTCGCCAAAGTATACGCCAACATCAAGACCACAGTTTATGTAGTCCTCCTCAGTTTGTGTTACCAAACTTTTGTTAGGAACTACAACTAGACTACGTCCATAAGGTTCAGTGATCTTCGATAGTGTAGCAGTTATAATAGTCTTTCCAGCGCCTGTAGCCACCTCTTGCAATGCTTGAGGATTTTGCAAAAAGTTGTTTACAACCTCTACTTGATAATCCCTTAATCGTATAGGTTCGCCTTCGGCAGGATGACCTTTTGGCCAGGTTTTGTTACCCCAGAAATCTTCTTTAATATTTTCAAATTTTAAATCAATAGGATGACGTCTATCATCTATGTCAACTATTTCGACACCTTGCTTGTGTAGTATATCACTAATAACATCAAGATGATTAACATAACCACTGCCGCCAATACCAAAGAAAGCAACTTTACCATCCCAGCGTCCAAGTTTATACTGTGGCATATATCTTGCGTAAGGCACTTCAAACTTGAGAGCATTCGCGAGCTTTCTGCGTACATCTACTTCTAGTCCTTCTAGTTTGATGTTCACTTCATCTTCAATTATTAAT